GGTGGTAGAACTACTGCTGGTACAATGGCTAAACTTCAGAGGTTCAACGGTATGTGTTCTTTTGCTGTTAAGAGAGTCTTCAAGCAAAACCCAGTTCTTATTCCAGCAAACAAAGCAAGAAAGTCAGTTGGTCTCAAAATCAAACGTGGCGAGAACACAAAGAAGAGAGTTATTGAATGGGTAGAGAAGAATTATCCAAAAGATTTTATTGTAGAACTTACAAGACATGGAAACCCTAAGCCCGGCACTGATGATAAGGCAGACGCAATTGTTATAGCATTAGCGGGTTTATCTGAAATAAATCCTTGACAAAATCTCCTCGCATGTTATATTGTAAATGAGGGGAGAAATTATGGAAGAAAAATTAAGAATTATACGAGACATTCTCGGAGGCTATCGCCAATCATCAAACGAGTTTTTGTTTGCTTGTCCATTTTGCGGTCATCACAAGAAGAAGATGTCGGTGAACTTCGGCATCAATGCATTTAAGTGCTGGGTGTGTGATACAAGAGGTAAGAACATCTACAGACTTGTTCGCAAGTTTGGAACCTACCAGCAAAAACAGAAATGGCTTGAACTTGATGGCCGCTTGGATCTATCAGAATTTGACAAGATGTTTATGGAGATGAATGATGAGGAGATTGAACAAGTCACCGAACTTCCACCGAGTTTTGTGTCGCTGTGCAACAAACACCTTCCGATTTCTTCCCAGAGACCTTTAGATTATTTATATGATAGAGGAATAACCAAGAAAGAGATTTTGATGTGGAAGATCGGCTACTGCACGGAAGGAAGGTATAGCGGAAGAATTATTGTTCCATCGTTTAACAATGCCGGCAATCTCAATTACTTCATCGCAAGATCTTTCGTAGGCCACAGAATGAAGTATCTCAATCCACCAATCAGTAAAAATGTTGTGTTCAATGAGCTGTTTGTAGATTGGGATGAGCCAATTGTTTTGGTTGAGGGTTTGTTTGATGCAATAATAGCCGGACAGAACGCCATTCCAATCCTTGGATCAACATTGCGAGAAGAAAGCAAACTGTTTCAAGGCATCGTCCTCAACGACTCGCCGGTCTATCTAGCATTAGATGAAGACGCCAAAAAGAAACAAGACTTTATGATTAAGACTCTTTTCAGATATGATGTTGACATCAAAGTCATTGATACAGCAAATGTAGAAGACGTAGGTTCAATGACCAGAGAACAATTTCTTTCTAGAATGTCTCAGGCCACCGAACCAGATCTTGATGAAATAAACTTTTATAACCAATTATCCAAAATATGAAAGACCGGCAACAAAAGCAAGAAGAGAAAAGACCGCAATTGGAGCAAAAATCTCTTCATCATCTCCGTTAAAAGCACCG